GGCACCCCTCGTCGCTATATCGACGCTACATACTGAATTGATGTAAACGAAGATAACGGCTTGTCCAACTTTTCCTGGTTGTAGGTTGGATTTAGCCCTCGTAAGCGGCGAGCCTTGATTTGTATCGCATCCAAATCAGAGGCTGCTTTCTTGGCAAATGGTCTGAGATCTCTTTGCCCTTTTACGACGTATTTAGCAAACTCCGGAAAGCACGGATCATCGATGGTGTTTTCTAATATCATGTAAATTCGAGTACAGAACATATCAGAATTCCACATCTTTGGATTCCAGAATCGTTCAGGCTGGCACATAGTGATAAGTGCCCAAACTGTGGAGTAGTAAGCTCCAAGTACTTTCCCATCATCTCTACTAAAGAATGATTTATGGAATAAACGCTGGAGGAATGTTGTCCAGTCGTCTTCTACAGTTTGTTTGTCTGGGTTGGCAGGCAAGCCAAACTGTGCAAGTAATTCGACTAACTCGTCAGCTGTCATATCTGACAATAGAATAAAGTCGTCACCAATTCCTTGTCCTAACAGACCTTTCAGCCATGCGATGAACATGACCAAGATTGTTTCAGATAACTGAGTCCAGCCGGATCCGGAAGCTAGTCCGTGATATCCAACCAATCGCTTATCTACACCGCAAAGTAGATCAATAGAATTTACTTGCATTAACGCACGATAGAGATCATCCCAGTATTTCGGATTGAAAGCCCACTTTGTAATTTCAAATACAAGTCTAATCTGAGCTCTTCTCATATGTGCATCCATCTTAGTGGTGTCTCCACCTATAATCTTAGATGTGCGGTACTGTTTAGTAATTGTACGCTTAACTGCGTCGAAGCCGTCCCACGGAGATACCCACGCGACGACGTCAGGATTTGAGGAATTCCTGATCGCTTCTTGAATAACTTGGGTAAATTGAAATTCGAGCATATTTCTGCTCATTGGATACATCCAAACAGGTCGCAATTTACCTCTATACTGCCTAAACAGTAACATTGCTGGATAATCCCACGCTTTACCAGATTTAGCGTCGGCGGTTTCTTCACTAATGACATCTTTCCTAACTTCATTTCGAGGAAACCCTGATTTAGAATCCAGTGTATCTCTTAAGTCCATATTCTCGATGACTTTGTCTAATGCTCTGGGCTTAAGTCTAGAATATTTGTCGCCGAATAGATAGCGCGCAAACTTCTGGCAGTATTGAAAGTACTGCTTTAAAGCATACTCATCGTCATACTTTGATTTCTCAAATAATGGTTCTAATACTTCCTGCGCTTCCGGAGAAGAAAGCGGTGGAACTAAGCCTTGAGGACCAAGACGTTTGAGTTTCTCTAAGTCAAAGTCAGTAAACAACGAACCGTAAGGGCTCGTAGCATTTACAGATTTCATAATTTTAATCCATCTGTAAACAGTGATTTCAGTGTCTTCCCATTCGTACAACCATGAATGTGGAGTAGCACTCCTACCAAGTGGTAATTTCTCGAGGTAATCACGAAGCTTCTTGTGCTGCGAAATCACTTCCGCTTGATAATTAGTAACTCGTTGAAATGTCAAACCCATACTACTTTAAATAGTGATCGAGGCCGACAGAAATGAAAGTAACCGGAATATTGAATTTCTGAGCAATTTCTTGCCATCCTGAAATCCATTCAGCGATTTGATTCTCACTTACATTCATCTTACGAGCGGAAAACTTTCTTCGTTCTGGAAGAAACATGCGGTCAACATGTAAGAACTCAGCTAGTTTTGGTTCATTAGTTAGCACTATGTAACCCTCTTTCTCGTACATTTTGGCTAGCCTAGCAAACTGAGGCAAAATGCTTCTTTCATTCTCCTTCTTTACGTCTAAAGCAGAGCGAAAGAATCCAAAGTCAAGATCGACGTATTTACCGTTTCTCTTAACTAATGGTGTTTTTCCCATTCCGGGAAAAGCTAAAATGATCATTATAATGACTCCTTTCTG